GTTTACCTTCTATATCCTGCCTCTTACCTTCTTTATCATAATATAGTACAGCATAACGCTTCTTGGTAATGAATAAACCTTTACTGGCTACAAGTTCACGTCCTGCTTTAATAACATTTCCTCTTGATTTGGGACAATGAAATGCATGTGTCATAAACTCTGGGAATGACTTATTCACTTCCTCTGCTACACCGTCATAAAGTTGTATAACAGTATCTTTAGTCCAAGGAATGTCACCTTTTTCTATATCTTTCTTTAATACTTTGTAGGCACTAAAATAGGCACTATCAGTGTCACCATAAATTATGCTACGACCAACATGGTCATATTCTCCAGTGATCACTTCATTTATCTTAGCAGCCATGTGCTTGGTAATTTGCCTGCCACTAAGGGTAGTACTTTGCCCAATACGCTTATCAAAAAACCTACACCCAGGATTAAGAATAGCGCCATAAAGACTGTTAAGGTTAATCTTTTTAACCAACTGTCGTTTATCCCAGTATTCTTCCTCAATCTTATTACCTGCATTAATAGCATCTTTAAGTTTGGCCTGCATTTCTTTACGTTCTTTGTACCAACGTTCAAGTAATCCTGGAATTACTCCTTCCTTCTCATAAGTGAATATTGTACCATTAGCACTGAGCATCCATGGTTGATTACTTTCAAAGATCAGTTTATATGCTTCAGCGGCACTGACATTATCAGAACTACCGTCCTCCCAATCAATAACAATTTCAGTGCCGATTTCATTATTCATTATTGCTTCATATTCTAGACTGCCGAAACGTCCTTCCCATGATCCAGCAAAACTTTTTCCTTTGTTCATTTGATCTTTTATATAAGTGTCAGTCATTTTTTGACGTAGTTGGCCTATAACAGTTTCTGGACCCATGTTAAGAGCACGAATTGCGCTAGGGTATAGACTGTTAATGTCCACGCTACCAATCCAATCATGTATACCTTCTTTAGGTTGTGCCACATAGGCACCAGCAGCACTACCATCATCACGCTCTGCTTTTTTGGTACGATTAGGAACTACTAGTCCTCTACGATGTGCTTCGTTGATAATGGCCTGTTCGGTCACAGCCACGGCACCCATTGTAGTTTGTAGTAGTACAGTGTTTTCATGTGCCAAGGTATTGGCTAAATCAATAAATCTAAGTTTTCTATCTAGTTTGTTTAATAGAGCACAGTCTTGACGATTGTATTCAATAAACTTGGCAAAGTCATTGTTATAGAGTTGGTCTAATGAACCTTCATATACTGTTTTTCGTTCACCAACTTCCATCTCACCAATAGCATCCAACCTGTAAGTATGTCTTTCTTCATAAGTATATCTACGATAAAGTTCCAAACTATCAAGATGTACTCGACCAACTAGGTCATAAGTTACAGCAGTCTTACCAAACTTTTCATATTCTCTACGTTTAGGATAATGATTCCATAAACAAAAACGACGAGTATCATCTTTGCTTAACACTTTAGTTACACGATTAACAGTATATGGAATATCATAGCCTTCACTGTTCCAACCTGTTAGTACATCAGCATCTTCAATAAGTGTTAAAAAAGTATCCAACATATCTGCTTCATTATCAAAGAGGTGTGTGTTAGGAAAGTCTTTGACTAACTTTTCTGCCTCTTTAATATTTAGGCCTTTAGGTGGAATTGCTAAAGTTACCAATGTATCAAGCCATTGTAAGTGTACACTGATGGCAGTAATTGGCATAAAAGCATCATCTGGACTAGCATATCCACGTTCTGGATCAAAGTCTACTTCAATGTCAAAAAATGCTACATTGAGTTTTGGTGCATCTGCATTAAGATAATTTTCACTTAGACAAACAAATACTTGGTTAATATCTGCTTCATAGATACGTTTATGACTGTTTATCTTAAGTTCTTTATGAAAGTCTTTTTGTGTTTTACATACTACACGGCTAACTGGTGTACCATATATGCTAGTATGTTTCCCCTTAGGGTCATCATGATAAAATACAAACTTACCTGGATATTCTTTAAAAATACGTTGACCCTTGCGGTCACGTTCTACGACCTTGACAATATCATTGTCCCGATCAAAATAGGCATCTACATACATTATAATCTCCTTGTGATTTCAGGCTCACAAATACCATTGTAGTGACTTATGGCTCACTGGGCCTTACACATATACTTTAATTATTCCTACTACATAAATTAAAGTAATAACTATCTGCATAAATGTTAGGCTCCATTTGCGCCATACTACGCCAAGTATTATCCAACCTAAATTTCCTATAAACAGCACCCAAAGGTTTAAGGGAAATATATTGAAACTGGTCAGAGCTACACCTGCAAGTAATACAATGGCACAGAGCCACTCAAATGCTACTAGCATTAGATTTTTTTGGTAATATCCAAAATTGCTTCTACTTCTTTCCAATCATTATCATAATTGCTCCAATCACCCTTATGTGCGATTTTGATAGCACGATTGATAACACTGGTTTTTACGTTTAGTTCTTCGGCTACTGCTTTAACGGTTTCTTTTAGACCCTCTTGGAGATCTTCAATTTCACGAAGAACAGTGCTTCCTTCGTTGATCAATTTCTCCAATTTTGCTTTTTCTTCGGGTCCGTAAATCCTTGTACTCATTGACAATCCTCTATAGTGAGTATATACTACATGTATTGTTAAACTAAGTCAATACTTTTATGAAAAAACTTGCTCTAATCGCTGCTATTTTATCTGCCAATGTATTAGCCAATGACTGGGATAATCCAAATGTTCCTTTTGATACTAAAGCCAATTTACACAAAACAGTTAAAGTAACTTGGATTCCAGTAGATAATATAAGTAAAGTATGTGCTGACGAAGGTCGTAAAAGACTTAAAGATTTCGCTAATCGTAATTGGGTACCTGTCAGTGAGGCCTGTAGTTTTTGGTTAGGTACTGAATGTACCATTTATACTAAAAAGAAACCAACCATGCATGATATTGGCCACGAATTGCGGCACTGTTTTCAGCACAGTTGGCATTAAAGTTATTTAAAGTCAATACCCGCTGCACTAGGATCACCTGGTCCAGCAGCAGGTGTTACACCAGGGATGTATTCTGGACCAAGGTCGGTCCTTTTAACCCACTTTGTTATAGGGCCAGTTTGTCCTCCGCTTGGTGGTACACCAGGTTGGTTAGGCACTTGACTAGGAACTGGCGCTGGTGCTTTTGGTGCTGGTAGTCCTGGTCTAACTTGAGCATAACTACCTGCTAAACTGATAATCAATGGGTCGTTTATATTTTCCATTTCTTGAGCAATAGCATCCAATTCTTCTAGTTCTTCTGGGGTTAGACCGCCTGCTGATGGTGCTGGTTTTGGACCTGGTGGTTTTGGACCTGGTGGTTTTGGAGGTGGTCTTTGTTCTCCACCTCCCTTTGGTCTAGTGGCTAAGTATGTACCACCTGCACCTAGTGCTGCACCCGCAGCAGCGGCACCTGCCACTGATTTTCCTGGGTTTCGAGCTATAGCACCTGCTGTTTTAGCAGCGGTATTGGCCGCTTTTTGACCTACTGTGGCATTAGGGGCATTTTTAATAGTAGCTGCCAATTTTGGATTTTTTACTCCCCAATCCCATCCTTTTCCGATGTTTGAAACAGCGCCTTTCGCAGTGTTCCAAATATTATTTACTGTTGGTAATGGATTTGGTGTTTCATTAAGTGGCTCACTTTTTCCTTTTTCAATTTTTATTAGTCGATCACGAAGTTGTGCCATTTTTTCACTATTACTCATCGTATTTTCCTTTAATCCTTCCACCATGCCAAATTGTTTCATGGCTGTTTGTGTTCGTGGTCCCATCTTACCATCTGCTGTAATTTTAGCACCTTTGGCTATAAGTTGTCGCTGTAGTGCGTATACTTTAGGATCTGCTCCTGGTGGTAGTGCAGTAGGTGCTGCGGCTGCGGGTGCTGCGGCTGCGGGTGCTTGATCTCTAAATCCATCTACTGTTCCTTTACCTGAAGCCTGAGCAATTTGG